CCATTCATCGGACCATTCTTCTATAGCCTCTCCTAGGCCTTCTTTGGCACCATCACCGACCGCATTTTTTGTGGTATCCTTGATGTCATCCTGGGCGGCATCGGTGCCCTCCACCATGCCCTCCTCTGTGGACTCTTTGACTGACCAGCCTAATTTCTCTGCTGCATTATCGTACACTTTGTCCAGGAAGCTGCCCAGGCCCTCGCCGGCGTCAGTCAATCCACCCAGGCCAACCTTATCCAGCAGGGTGCCAATGGCTCCAGCTGCTCCGCTCAGAGCCTTAGGGATGGCATCAGAGAGGCCCCCAAAGACCTCATCCCAAATATCTGCAGCCTTATCCTTCAGGCTGGTGAAAGCATCCCCTACTGTTTCCACATACCCGGCAATAGTCTGGAATGTCTCGGACTCTTTGACTACCTTTGAAATTTCTTCATAAAAGGCAGTTACAAAGGCTTTGCCGGTTTGGAAAGCTGTATTGATGCCTTTGGCCCCGGCCACTAAAGTGTCCAGCTGGAGGCCTACCAATTTGCCGATGCCTCCGGCCAGGGTGCTGACCGCCTCAGTGGCTGGGGATATGGCAGCAGTGAAAGGCCCCCATAGCTCCTCTCCTATGGTCCGGACCTTATTGAGGTTCTCCGCCAGGCCTCCAGCTATGGCGCTGCCCACATCATTGATAGGCCCGCCCATATCTTTCAGGATGGCACTTACGGAATTTCTTAGAGTCTGGAATCCGGATTTAGCATTATCCGCACCAGCGGCAAAAGAATTTCCTATTGATTCTCCTTTTTCGCCTTCGGCGACTACTCCAGCAATTTGGCCCCGCCATTCTGCCGTGTGACCAGCCATCTTATTGAAAAAGTCATCACCATATCCACCGCCCAGTATGCCAGCCGCCTCAAATCGTTCCGCATTACCCAGGTCCTCCATGGCTTCGCCCAGCCTAAGGAGAGTTTCCGTTGGGTCGTTGGCCATCAGCTCCTTAAATTCGTCAGGAGTAACGCCTAATAATTCCCCGGCTTTGGCCCTGGCCATATCAGAGCCTTTGGTGGTGCCCATGAGCTGGTTTAGAGCCGCGTTGAATGAGCCAGCCGCCAGCTCCGAGCTGGAGAATACTGAGGCCAGGGATCCACCCCAGCCTGCCACTTCGTAGGCGCTGCCACCCAGGCCAGAAAATGCCCCGGCTGTCCTGGTGGAAAAGTCCAGGACCTCCGCCTCTGTGGCATTCATGCTGTTGCCAGCATAATCCACAGCGGAGCCAAATTTCCGGGCAAAGTCGGTGGCATTCTCTGCCCCTTCGGGCAGGCTCTTTAGCTGGGATTTGACTTTCCCAACAGCCACCGCGGCATTTTCTGCCGGTATATCAAAAGCACTGCCCATCTGCAGGGCCACCTCAGTGAACCCGGCAATAGATGATTTATCGATGCCCAGAGAGCCTGCAGATCTGGCCACATTCTGGATTTCGGCCATGGTGGTGGGCATGGTCGAATAAAGGTTAGTCAGCTCTTTGTTTAAGTTTGAAAAGTCCTGGGTGCCCTTTTCTATGCCGGTGGTTTTGCTTATCTGGCTCATGCCCGCTTCCCACTGCATGGCGGCAGAGGAGGCAGCCTTTCCGATTATGGCAGCTCCTGCTATGGCTGCAGTGGCAGCTATACCAGCTGGGCCCAAGGTGGTGGCGATCTCTCCCACCGCCGCGCCCATGGGCCCAAAAGAGCCAGTTACTCCGTCCACCAGAGAGGTGCCTATCCTCTTGCCAGCGGTGGTAAAATCGCCGCCAGATATAGAGCCAGATAATCCTGATCCAAGTTTAGATTTAAAATCGCCCTCTATGCCGGATATGGCAGCAGTTGCCTGGCTTTTCGCCTGATTCAGAGCTGAGGTGAGGGCGGAGATATCTCCGTCTATTATTGCTGTAATTTTCCCGGCATCAGTCATAAGAATGGCTCCACTGGTGTTTATTTGATTTGAGTTTATAAAAGGGGTAAAACAAATATCAGGAGATGGGCGGACCGCCCTCTCCTCTGTCTCTCATCATCTGGATATGGTCCTGGGTGTTGGGCTTTGTTGTGGGTGGCTCCGGCGTCGGATTATAAAACTCCGAAAAATCGCCCAGGCCCTCAGAAAAGGCCATAGCAAAAGCCTGTCCAGCACAGTATCCAGAGAATGCAGCTAGCCGCTGCTCTCTGGCCAGCCGGTCCTTTTCCCTCTCCCATAAAAGCAGGAGTTCGGCAGGGGTCAGCTGCCAAAATTGGTAGGGCTGGAGTCCCAGCCTCAGGTATGCGATGGTGTAGGCTGACCGCCAGAACTCTTCAGCTCCTGGAGTCTTGCCTGTTCCCTCTTCAGCTCCTCCTGAGCTATCTCCAGCTTGGTTGCCGCCTTTTCCCGGTTGATCCGCCTGATCTCCTCCTCCCTCATGATTGCCGCTTTCCATTCGGCAATAGAAGAAGGGTCGTTGGACTGCTGGTATGACTCGAATAGAGCCCGTTGCAAATCATCCAGGCTGCCGCCTTTCTCCAGATAGGCATCTATGGCTCTGGCCGCCTCGGAGGGAGTGCCATTCTTGCCCTCCAGGACCCCCAGGCCTGCCGCTGCCCCCAGGGCCGCCTCCATGACATCAGAGAGCCGCCCGAAATTGCCCAGGACATAACCGGCATGAATAGAGCCATTATTGGCTATCTGCAGGCCTCTTTCATTTTTGACATCCAGCCGCTTTAACAGCTCCCTGCTCCTCTTTTCAAATTCCTTGATGGCTGAAAACGTCCATTTCAGCTCTCTGGTCTGGTCCATTTCCAGGGTTATGAATGTGTCCATGTTATCCATTTCTTTACTCCTCCAAATCTACTTTCCCATTTTGCTTTTAAAAGTCTATCAGGTGGTGGAGGAGGGACTCCGGCCCGGCCAGGCCATCATTGCCCCCCCCTATCCTCTGCTTATGCCTCTGGATACAATTCTCCTCTACCTTTGACGGTGATATTGCGCTCCTGGGCCTTGTCTGGATTGGCGCTAATGTAATCCATCACCTGAATGGATCCATGGCCAACAAAAGAGCCGCTAATGGCGTCTATGCTGTAGAATTTCCAGATATAATCTACTCCTATACCAGAAATGGCCACATCCCCAGCATAGTAAAAGGCATTAGCATTTAGCTCCCAGGTCCTGGCGCCGGCTATACTGGAGCCCCAGCCGCTATCATCCACGTTGCTGGTATCGATCTCTTTTCCTTCTATCTTGAGCTTGCCGTCATAGAGCATCAGGACCTTTTCCAGGGCCAGCTCTGATCTCCTGGTGCCATCTATCGTGATGGTGCCCGATTTAACCGCGTCGAAGGTCACAGAGCCCCGGAGGTAATTGACCGTATAGCCGCTGGTCACTTTCGCCCCGTCATCATAGACGGTGACCGGCACATCTGGATCCCAGTATCTGGAGCCGGTAGCTGCCTGCCAGGTGAGGCCATCGCCGGAGTCCACCAGGGCCAGCCCGGTAAAAGCCACCCCATCCGCTGCATGGACCTCTGACATTGCCCCGGTCACGCCTGCTCCTGTGCTTCCCGGTGGTAGCCGGGCCAGGAATAGAGTTTTGGCCTGGGCATCAGCGTTTATGGCATCTACTATTTCTTTGGCCGTGCTGGTGGCTGAGCCGTCAGTATTTGCGCTGGTGACTGTCAGCTTTGAGCCGGATATGGCCACGCTTAGAGGTGCGGTGGTCCCGCCTACCACTATCTCCACTGAATTGGTGGCATGATTCAGGGATACGAAACAGATATCTCGATTAGAGCCCAGGGCAGGAGTGACCACGTACTCCTCGCCCTCATCTTGGTAAAGAGCGGCGGATAGGCCGCTCACGGCTGAAGTCATGAGTCAGCCTCAGTGTATAGCGGCCAGAGCGCCCCGGCCCTTGATTACCCAGTCTGCTTTCTGCTGAGTCTTTGCTCCAGCCAGCACCAGATTGCCAGAGCTCACGCCACCCTTTCCTGACCAGCCCACAGGGCTGGATGTGGGAGTGCCGTCCTGCAGGATCTTGCAGAATATATCAGAATTGGCGATAACTGCAGCAATTATGAGAGCATACGCGCTATCTGCCATAATCAGGTTGTTGGCTGCAGTGACCTCCCAGGACCGCGCTCCGGCAATGCTGGAACCCCATCCAGAATCATCCACGTTGCTGGTATCAATGTCTGCCCCGCTGATCTTGAGTTTAAGATCAGATAGCTCTGCTAATTTCAGATATGTGCCGTTGATTGTGTCACATACCCAGAAAGAGCCTTTCATTCCACTTATCGCTGATGTCATATCTATACCTCGAAGTATTGCATATCCGCCTTTAATAGCGGTCTATAATAATGTAGAAAAACTATTATTAGAAAAAATTAAAATGGATTAAAAACTACTCGTCTCTGATGGCGATATGCCCGATGGGAATTGTGATCACCAATTCATCCAGTGATCCGGGCACGGAGTTAATAGTGTGTTTGGTGGTAATCATGGACACATCAAAATTATTCAGTAGTATTCTTTTAGATCCATTCTTTCTGTTGATGATCTCTACATCAATCGGCCCCTTGAAATTCGATTCAGCTAACATAATTCACGCCCCTTTCATAACTTCAAAGTTCTGGT